TACTCGTTCATGCGTGTAGCCAACTTACTGAGGAGCAGTTCGAGCAGGTTGTCCAGACAACGCGCGAACGTATTAAACGCGCCGAGCGCGTCCGCGAGCAACTGTGAGCACGGACCTCGCGTGGGCCGCAGGCTTCATTGACGGGGAGGGCAGCATTGGATGCTGGTACATGGCGCACAAGGCACGAGGCAAGCGATACAAACGACTGTCTCTAACCGTGGCGCAGACCGCGCTGCCTCCTCTTGAGAAACTGCGGGAACTGTTCGGGGGGTACTTGACCGAGATAAAGCCTCGGGGTGCCCGAAAAAGAACATGGCAATGGTGCGTACGGGACGCAGGAGTAGTAGACACATGGGAGAAACTGAAGCCATATTTGATGCACAAAGATGAACAATTCAAAGAAGCAATTGCTACCTACAATACGGGACCTACCTCGCTTCCTCTGTGAGCCTGACCCGTATATCTATCTGTCTAACAACTATGTGGTACTAGATTATGAGACAACGAACAAAGACAAAGGAACGGCTCTGCGTGGAGATAACCGTATCGTCTTGGCCTGCTGGCACGCAGTACTCGGAGAGGAAACAGAAGTACTCAGTCATTACGGCGGGGAGTACGAACTATCTGAGCTTGTTGAAGCTGTGCAGCGAGCTGATTTCCTCGTTGCACACAACGCCAAGTTCGAGCTCCAATGGCTCGAACGATGTGGACTCGACATCGGAGAGGTTGTTGTCTACGACACCATGCTCGGAGAGTACGTCCTCGGAGGGAACCGATGGGTTGGAGCCAAAGTCGGCCTCGACGCCATCGCCCGACGGCGAGGCCTCGGCGCGAAAGCCACTCTAGTATCGAACCTCATCAAGAACGGGGTGTGCCCCTCAGACATACCCCGCGCTTGGCTAGAGAAATACTGCGCCCGCGACGTAGACCTAACGCATCGGTTGTTCCTTGAGCAGAGGAGAGAACTGGAGGAACACGGACTGCTGAAGGTGCTGTACACCCGTTGCCTGCTTACGCCCGTGCTTGCAGATATCGAGAAGAACGGAATGTATCTCGATGCGGAGCGTGTGGAGGCTGCGTATGTGGCGGCGGAGCGGGAGCTGTTTGACCTGAACGTGCGGCTGCACACCCTAACGGGGGGCATCAACACTAACAGCACAAAGCAGCTTGCGAAGTTTCTGTACGAGGACTTGAAGTTCGCAGAGGTAAAAGACTACAAGGGGAAGCCGCTTCGGACCCCCGCTGGTGCGCCACGGACGGACGTAGATACCATAAGTTCTCTCCGCCCGAAGAACCAAAAGCAGCGGGAGTTCTTAGAGGTATACTCACGCCATAAGGAGGTATCAAATGAGCTGACCAAGTATCTACGCAAGTGGCACGAGTGCTGCGAGAATGACGGCGGGCACCTGACCGCGTTCTTCAATCAGCACATGACGCAGACCCACCGCCTGTCGTCGTCCGGGGCCAAGTACCGTACGCAGTTTCAGAACTTTCCCCGGACTTACAAACCTTTCTTTACAGCGCCCACGGACAAGTGGCTGGTAGGGGAATGCGACGGCTCGCAGCTTGAGTTCCGGGTGGCGGTGCATCTTGGGCGGGATGAGCAAGGGCTGTACGACATTGAGCATGGGGAGGACATCCACGGGTTCACGGCTCAGACGCTCACAGAGGCGGGGGAACCCACAGACCGACAGGGAGCTAAGGCCCACACGTTTAAGCCGCTCTACGGCGGTCAGAGTGGGACTCACGCGCAACAAACGTACTACCAAGCCTTCCGCTTGAAGTACAAGGGCATAGCTGAGGCGCAGCAGAGGTGGATAAATGAAGTACTCTCGACGGGGAAGCTGGTCACAGAATGGGGGATGGTATACCACTGGCCGGGCACGAAAATGTCGCGCTCCGGGTATGTCGATAACACCACGTCTATCTGTAACTACCCCGTACAGGGCTTCGCCACAGCCGAGATTATCCCCATTGCGCTCGTCTTCATGTGGCACAGGCTCAGGAGAAGCGACCTTCAGATGAGGATTGTGAACACGATTCACGACTCCATCATCATGCTGCTGCCGGAGGAGGAGCAGGAGGATTTTCACATCCTGTCGAAAGAGTGCTTGATTAATGCGGTCTACGATTACCTACGTTGTACATACAACGTTCAACTCACGGTGCCGTTGGGCTGTAGCGTAAGCACAGGAAAGCATTGGGGAAGCAAAGAGGAGACAAAATACGAAGCAGAGAAGGAACTTTATCGGGGAAACGGAGTCTAATAATACTGTAAGCACGTAATTACGAGGAGGAAGCGAATATGGCACAGCGCACAACCAAGGGAGTTGTTGACAAGACGTTCACGAAGGACTGGTACGACAAGCGCAGCAATGAGAATATCATTCTGCATTCGTTCCGGCTGGAGGGGGACAACACCTACTACCGCACGGGCACCACACCCATCCCTGCTAACAAGGGGGATGCTGTCGAGTTCTCATACGATGACCGGAGCGGTAACGTCGAGATGGAAACGTTCGGCCAAGTGGAGGGCTCTGAGGTTCAGCGGGCACCGGCCCCTGCTCCCCGACGCAACACAGGGGGACGCCAAGGCTCGTACTCAGGCGGCGGCGGCGGCACGTCTACCGGCGGCGGCGCTCGGGATAACTACTGGAAAGACAAGGAAGACCGTGACATTCAGCGGGAGGAGCGGTACCAGACCGTTGTCGAGCCGCGAATGATTGTCATGGCAGCGCAGGAACGCGCTGTAGGGGTCGTAGCAGCCGCTCTGGCGAACGATTGCCTGTCCTTTGGTAACACGGCCAAGGGTCTCAAGTTTGAGATGCTCTTGGGCTTTGTAGATGAGGCAACGGAACACTTCGTTAAGCAGGCTCTTGCTGCTACGGCTGTTGTGGATAGCCTTTCCGCCGACGAGGAACCCGCCGCTAAGAGCGGGGAGAGGGACTATAATGACGACTGAGCTGAAGAACGAAGACATCCTGCACGAGAATGATAACTACATCATTCGCATCTCGTATGACTACGAGTGGCTTGATGAGTACGGGAACTTGTACGAAGTTAACTACGCCGTTATCAACAAGAACAACGGCCTTGTTGAGTACTATTCTCCGCAGCTAATTGCGGCTCTGTTCAACGCCGAGAACTTCAACCACGTGCTGATTGACCAGCCGCATATGTGGCAGGCACAGGCGCGGAAAGACGCGGCGAAGGTGGGGGATATCATCGAAGGAGAGGGCAATGGAAACTCGGAAGTTCATTAAAGTCTTCGTCGATGGGGATGTGATTGTTTACCGCTGCGGCTTCGCGGCGGAAAGAAACACTTACACCTACACGGACGAAAGCGGGGAAGTGACCGAGGGCCTGACCCACAAAGAACTCCGCGCGCTCACGGAAGAGCGCGGGGAGGGAACGGTGGAGAAGATTCACACGGTTGAGCCGGTAGAGTTTGCTCTTGCGAACGTTAAGAACCAGCTTGAGCAGATTACCGCAGACGTAGCAGACGGGTTCGACGTTGACCCCAAGCGAGTGCATCTACTTGTTATGCTCTCCGGGCCGGACAACTTCCGATACGAGCACGCTACGCTGCGCCCCTACAAGGGGGGCCGCGACCCCGACCACAAGCCCGTGCATGGCCCCGCCATCCTCGACTACCTTGACCGGAAGCACGACACGATGTACTCCGTCAATGAAGAAGCGGATGATATGATGGGGTACTTGCAGGTCAACGCCCTCCACCGTGGGGAGATGTCCTGCATCGCCACCATCGACAAGGACTTGGATATGATTCCGGGGCCGCACTTTAACTTCAACACCAACCGGTTTTACTACGTGGAGCCGGATGACGGTGACCGCTTCTTCTACTACCAGCTCATCACGGGCGACAGCACCGATAACATCGGAGGTGTACCCCGAATGGGCCCTAAGAAAGCAGAGGAGTTTCGTCAGAAGTGGCAGAAGGAAGATGCGTCTGTGCGGCGCATGTACGAAGACGTACTAGAGTTGTACGTACAACATTACGGCCCGAACGCAGAAGAAGTGCTGCTTGAGAACGCACGTCTACTGTGGATTCGTAGGGCTCCTGACGAACTGTGGACACCACCGGAGGAAAGCAATAATGAAAACAATATACATCAACGAGGCGAGGGTGACGCTGTCTACAGCCAGCCAGCAGGCTGACTTCTACGGCATCTCTGTAACGCTGCCCGACGAGTTGGCGGATGCAGTACTTGCCGAGCAGGAGCGAAAGTTTGCGCTGTCCCGCTACTTGTCTGAGCTTCGTGAGGCGGGGCGGTCCCGCACCGACCCAGCCGAAGTCAAGCCCCCGTCTTTCCTAGAGGTACCTGAAGATGCCGAAGAGCCCACGACACAGCCGAAAGCGAAAAGAGGCCGTAAGCCTCGGGTTTCGCAGTAATTTCGAGCAGCAGGTAGCCGAGTGGTTGGACGATGCGGAAGTGTTCTGGATGTACGAGCCCCACTATATCCCGTATGTGGAACCCGCGAAGGCCAAGCGCTACACGCCCGACTTCATCTTGGAGAACGGCATCATCATCGAAGCGAAGGGGAGGTTCACGGCGTTCGACCGGGCCAAGCATCTGCTACTTCGTGACCAGTACCCCGATGAAGATATCCGCTTTATCTTCCAGTACGACAACAAAATAAGCCGTACGTCGAAGACACGTTACAGCGATTGGTGCGAGAAGCACGGCTTTAAATACGCGATACGAGAGGTACCAGACGAATGGGTGAACGAGCCAGCGAAAAGCAAGTAGGGGGGCACCACTACAGAGACATGCCCATCCAGCCCTCCCACTTCATTCGGCAGAATAAGCTGGGGTGGCACGAAGGAAACGCAGTAAAGTACATCTGTCGGCACACGCTCAAAGGCGGCAGGAAGGACATCGAAAAGGCTATCCACTATCTTGAGCTCATCCTAGAGGAGGATTACAACAATGACGAACATGACACCGGAACTCGAAGCCACGGAACTATTGCAGGGTATTCATTCTATCCTGACTACCAATGCGACGTTCACGTTGACGGCGCGGGGGAGCCAGCAGTTGATTCACCTGATACGGGGTCTGGAGGAGTTGATTGCGGGCCTGTCGAAGGGTGGACTGGCCATCTACGAGCAGGATACTAGGAGTGATTACGGTTTTGGAGACGAGGAAAGGCCCGATGAAGAGCCTGTCCCTTTCTGAACAGCGGCACATCATCGAGCTGATGGAGGAGCTCGACGCTCTCATCGACTGTGACGACGGCACCTGCTTCCCGTGGCAGGTATGCGAGCGGGTAGAAAATGTCAAGGAAATCATGGGCATGACCGCTCGTGTTAAAGAGGAGGATGATGACGAATGAAAATTCTAGCACTAGACATTGAGACTGCGCCGAACACGGCCCACGTGTGGGGCCTGTTCAAGCAGAACATTGGCATCAACCAAATCCAGCAGACAGGCCGAGTCATGTGCTTTGCCGCCAAGTGGGTCGGAGAGAAGACTCCGCTGGAGTTCTGGTCCGAGCATCACTCCCCCTCAGAGGCGCACATGTTCATGCGCGCACACGAGCTTCTTGACGAGGCAGATGCGGTGTTGTCCTACAACGGGAAGCGGTTTGATATGCCGACGCTGAACAAAGAGTTTATTAAGTTTGGCTTCGGGCCGCCTTCCCCGTACCATCACATCGACCTGTTGCCGGTTGTGCGGAAGCAGTTCCGCTTCACGTCAAACAAGCTCGACCACGTGCTCAAGGAACTGGGGCTCGGCCAGAAGGTGCGGCACACGGGCCACGAGATGTGGACGCAGTGCATGGAGGGGGATGACCGGGCGTGGCGTCTTATGGAGCGGTACAATAAGGGGGATGTGGTTAGGCTAATTAAACTTTACGACTTCATTCTTCCTTGGATTGACAATCATCCAAACTTCGCTCTGTACAAGGATGACCCGACCCGGCCCACGTGTACGAACTGCGGCTCTACCAAGGTTCACTCGCGCGGTGAGCAGAAGACTAAGTCCTACATCTACCAGCGCTACCAGTGCAACAAGTGCGGAACGTGGATGCGGAGCCGGTATAAGACTAGCCCGAAGAACACGAACGTTC